AGCAGGGTGGTAGCCCGCCTTGAGCACGAGGCGGCGGGCGTCCCTCTCGGTGGCGGCGTCGACCACCGCACACACGATACCGGCTGATCCCTGCTCGGGGCCGAACCCGCACAGCACCCAACCGTTCGCCCAGGCCCGAACGATCCCGGTGTCGGCCCCCATCACGAGCTCGACGTACTCGCCGTCCTCGTCGTACTCGGCAGGCTCGTACCAACTGCACCAGAAGCGTTTCACCCCTCGGCCTCGGCCTCGGCCTCTGGTTCGTCGGCACCCTTGGCGACCTTGGCCACTCGCGTCCGCTTCACGTGCAGCTCGGTCTCGGTGTCGACCGTGCACGCGAACTCGAAGCCTGCATCCGAATAGGTGTAGCTCTTGCGCTTGTGCGACTGCATCGCAGCCTGCACCGCAGCCTTGAGGCCGGGCAGTGCTTGCGAGAGCTCGCGCACCTTGTACATCGCCGCGACGTAGTTCGCGATCGCATCGTCGATTTCGTCCACGTACTCGGGTGGTGCGGTGCCTGCCAGGTAGCCCTGCCGCCTCTTGCTGCTCTGTCCGTTGCCGCTCTTTGTCTTGCTAGCCATGGTCCGCCTCCTCGTTGAACTCGATCTGCTGCTGTTTGGTTTTTCGCTTCGCTCGTGGCTTGCGCACCGGCTCTGGGCCTTCGCACTCGACCGTCTTCAGCGGCCCTGTGATGGTCCAGCTGAAGCGCACCACGCGCACGCGCCACCGCTTCTTTTCTCTCGCGCCGCGCTTCGCCCAACCCCACACCTCGAGGCGATTGCCCGCACAAAGCCACCTTCGCGCGCGCTCAAGGCACTCGCCCTGAATCTTCGCGATGCGGTTGCTCACGTTTCCGCTCGACGTCTCGCCTGTCGCCTGAATGCCGAGGGCGCCCTGGTGGTCGTAGTCCACGATCACGATGTCGATGAACCCGAACAGATCGCGGAGCTTTCGCAGGCGCGGTTTGTCTGGTGGCCCGATCCATCGCTCCACCACGCCCGCCATCCACCCCATGCGCTTCGCGAGATCGAGCGTGCGCTGTGTCGGCGACGTCACGAGCGTGCCCTCCTGGCGAGCGCCAGCTTGCGGATCAGTCGCAGCCGTTGCACGCGCACCATCTCCGCCTGGGCGAGCTCGACCGCCTTCGCCGTGCGCTCCGCTCGAGCCGCCCGCTCTTCGGGATGCGCGCCGTTTAGGTCGAGGCATCCGGGCTTCGCGTAGGCAGGCACCGCGCGCGACCACTTCGCTCCGCACGCGCCGCAGCGCATCCAGTAGCGCCCGGCCCACGACCGCCAGACGATCGGGACAGCACCGATGCCTGCGCGATTGCGCGAACGCACGCACCCGCAAGGCGTCATGTCCGATGCGCCTTCGATGCAGAGCTTCCAGCCACGCGGCACGTGGACATCGCGCGCGAGATTGCCGAGCTGGATCTTCATCCGCGCCTTCGTGCGCTGCCAGTCGCCTGCGCTCATAGCGGCACGTCATCGGCGAGCGGTGTGTTGCACAGGTCCTCGAGCCCGGTCTCGCTCCAGATGGAGCGCGCGACCGCCACGGCGTGGATCGCCAGATTGCGCGGCGTGTCGCCGCTCGTGTGTTCGTTGCTCGTGTATCCCGCTGCGATCCTGCTCGCCAGCTCAGCGATGAAACGAGCGCGAGAGATTTGCTTCACGCGTTCTCGCTTCGCGATGCGGAGCCTGTCCTGTCGCATCGCCTCGTCTGCACCTCGCTCTGCCGCCGCTATCACCTTGGGGTCTGTTTTCATCGCTCCCTCCTCTGGCCTTCGTGGTCCCACCGTGTGTCTCGCGCTCTCGCGATCCGGTTCGCCTGAGCTCGGAACCCTGCCGCTCTTCCTGTGAGCTCTCCGAAGCCTCGTGGGTCTGCTCCGTGCTGGAGCTCTGCCGCGGATGCTTCCAGGGTCAGGGCTTCGTCTCGCAGCGCCCCGACGAACCGCCTGCGCTCAGGGCTCATCGGTTCCCGTTTCTACCCTGAAGCCCGTTCCGGGTTCTCCCTGGTCCGAGCCCGAGGACCCCCGTCGGTTCCCGGTTCCCGTTCGGGGCCTTAAAAGGCCACCGGAACCGGGGGAACCGGAACCGACAGAGAGGGAGGTCCGGCCTGGTTCCCGGAACCGAGACGGAACCGAGCGGAACCGACGGAACCGACGTACCAGAAGAAGATGGTGATTGAGTCATCGCGGCTTTCCCGGCCTTGCCGCCTGCGCCATCGCATCGATGTGGAGTGCGACGTTGAGCGCTCGCGTGAGGCGGTCGGTCATCTGCGGCGTCTCCTCGGCGTCGAGCGCCGGGACAGATACCGTCCACGAGTACCCGTCGCGTGTTCGCTTGAGCGTGACGCCCGTGCTCCACGCGGCGGAGTGTTGCTCCAAGATCAGGTCGTCCTCATCGGGTCGGGTCATGGCTGGCCTCCATGTTCAATCGACGGTGAGACTCTTGGCCCAGACGACATCACCGTCGGTGCAGATGTCGCCGAGGTTAATCATGAGCGCGATCTGTTTGAGTGCGTCCTCCTTGCGGCACGTCACCCACCGGATGCCGTCGCGCACGAGCACCGCCGACCGCGACAGCTTGGCGCCCGCCGCCTCGATGGACTCGAGGATGTCGGTCCGGATCTTCTTCACGCGCGCGGCATCGCGCTTCTCGGCTTTCGCCTCGGCCTGCTCGGTGCGCGGGTCGCCGCCGATGGGCGTGTACCGGAGCGCGCGTTTCCCGTTGTCGTGTTCGCTCTGGAGCCTCACCACGAACGGGTCCGGTCGATAGCCGAGGTTCCCGTCGACCGAGAACAGGATGCCCTTGCTCGGGTCCTTCTGTTCGCGCCGCTCGATGCCAACGATCCACCGGGCTGCTGCGAAGAGAGACGAGCTGCCGCGCATCCTGTGTCCCATGCCGCGGTAGTCGCCGAGCTGGCCCTTGCCCGACAGGTGATGCAGGAGGACGACGTCGGTGGTCGATGCGCTGGCCAGGTCGGCGAGGCGCGAGATGAGCGGCGCCATGTCGCGCGCGCTGTTCTCATCGCCGTGGTGGATCTTGGAGAGCGAGTCGATGAGGACCACGTCGAACACGCTGGTCGTTGCTTCGAGTCGCTTCCAGGCGGTGGCGTCGTCGAGCCACAGCGCGCCCTGGGCGTCGAGCTCCAGCTTGCCGATGAGATTGGCGGGCGTGATGTTGTGGCCGCGGCAGAGCTGCCAGACTCGCTTGGCGGTGATGCGAACGATGTCCTCTTTGGGCATCACCAGCACGCGGGCGCCGCGCATCGCCTCCGGGATGGTGTACCCGCACCAGTGGGACTCGCCCGCTGCGATGGAGATAGCCCAGTCGAGGGCGAGCAGCGTCTTTCCCACCTTCGGATCGGCGACCAGCATCGTCAACATGCCGCGCGCGATGAGGCCGCGGATGGTCCAGTCCGCCTCGTCGTCCTCGGGCGGTTCCTCGCTGCCGACGAAGCTCATCAGGTTGCCGCCGAACGGGCGCACCTCGACTGTTGGGCGCGGGCGTGCGGGCGGCGAGTGCGGATGCGGTGCGGGCGCTGTCACATCGCCAGTCCTGGCAGGAGCGGTGTGTAGCCGTGGGCGATGCGATCGCGGGCTCGCTCGAAGGTCGGCCGGTGGAGCTCGCTACCGACCGCACGACGGCCCTCGATCGCTGCTGCGATGAGCGTGGTGCCGCCGCCAGCGCACGGGTCGCAGATGAGATCGCCGGGCCTGGAGTAGTCGCGGATGAGCGCGCGCATGAGCCATCGAGGTTTGCCGCCGGTGATGGTTTCGTCCGGCAGGCTGCGATTGGCGGGCGTGCCGAGGTACGCGCCGGGCGTGGTGCCCCACGTGACCATCTCGCGCGTCTTCGGTCTGGCCACGTTGGCGAACACCGACCACGAGCTCGGCCCGTCGCCGCCCAGTCGGACGGTCATGCCTGTCATCACGCAAGGCACCGGCGCGAACGAGTACATGCCGAGTCGGGACAGCACGTCGCGCCACACCGGAGACAGATCGCTGTCGGACAGGGCGACGATCCAGCCGCGGCACCTTGGCACCCAGAAGCGGCAGAACGCGCGCACGTCCTCTCGGGTCCAGTACTCGTAGCGGAGCGGCAGGCGCTTGGCTCCGTCGTGCTTCTTGCCGTGGTGGCCGTGGATGGTCGAGTTGTGGCCCTTGTGGGTGCGGAGCGAGTAAGGCGGGTCGACGATGACGGCGTCGACCTGTCCAACGTCGGCGAGCGCGGACTCGTAGCTGCCGCAGCGGAGATCGATCGCGACGTGTCCGTCGCGGGCACCAGCGGGCCCGGTCGTGGTGAATTCCATCCGGTCACCCGGGCCGGCGAGGGGAGTCGTTTCCGTACGAGCGGCGGTAGGCGATGCGGCCGTCCTTCGTCTTCACCACGAGCTCGCGCTTGTCCTTGCGGGCGATCGCGGTGGCGTAGCGGACGGCTTCGAACTTGCGCGGCTTGCTGTCGGGGTTCCACCACTTCCCGTCTCGCCAGATGCGCCACCGGTCGTGTTTCCAGTCCACGACGATGTATCTGTCGGTGCCGCGCTTCGACTTCGCCACGTGTGCCTCCGTTCTCGTTGCGGGTTGGTGGAGTCCGAGACGGAGGCAGGGCTACCCGGTGGCCCTGCGCTTCGGGCCGCCCAGTGAGATGTGGAGCTCGACGCCGAGCAGGTCGGCGATGCGCTGCGCCAGGGCCAGCGAGCTCCGTCGGCGGCGCACGAGGTAGCTAATCTGCGTCTCGCTCACGTTGAGCTTGCGCGCCAGGTCCGCCTGCGTCCAGCCGCGCCGCCGCAGGAGGGTCGGCAGCTGTTCAGGGACCCGGTTACTCGAGAGCCGGTGTAGCGCTCTTCGCTTGCCGCTCGGCATGACCGGCAGAGTTACCACGATCGGGAAGCGTATCGCAACGTAGGTGTGCGCGCGCGAGTGCAGCGGGAGAAAACTTGACACGAGTCAACGCCAGTGGGCAGGCTGTTCGCCATGACCATGACGCCCAACCGCGGCGAGCTCACGCTCGTCTCCCGCGCCGACCGCGCATCTCTCACGCCCGGAGGTGTGGCGTGGAATTGACGCCGTGCGAGGCCATGCTGGCTTGCGTCGTTGGCGTCGTGCTGGCTTGCGTCGTTGGCGTCGTTGGCGTCGTGACGAGCGTGTGCGAGTGCACGCGCAACCGCCCGCCGCCACCCAAGCCCGCCGAGCTTCCGCGCGCCGAGGTGGTGGAGCGCGACCGATGAACGAGCAAAGGGGGATGACGGACGACGAGAAGCGAGCGGTTGCTCACCAGCTCATCGACGACGCACTCGATGACCCTGATACATCCCGGCGCGAGTTCGCCGTCACCGACTCGCGGGGTTTCGTCTGGCTGGTCGTGGTCGACCCTGCCGTGGCGCTCTGTCTCGCTCCCGAGCGAGCCCGAGCGGTGGCCGACGCGCTATTGCTCGCCGCGGACGACGCCGAGAAGGACCGGCGCCGGGCAAGTACCTTCGTAATCGTCGCCGGAGAGCCAGAATGACCGAGACCCATCGATGCCCGGGTTGTCTGGAGCCGATCGAGCCGGCCGACTCGACCTGCGGCAAGCTGCGGTGTCTCACGGCGCAGGCGAACTGGTCGGAGCTCAGCGCGATGTCGTACTCGGTCAAGGAAGCGGCGCGCACGATCGTTCTGTCGGCGTCGAACCATCCACCGGACATAGCGATCATCGGGTGTCTGGTCGCTGCGGCGTCGATCGCGACCCACGTGGGAGCGACTCGCGAGCGGCTGATGTCGACGCTCGAGGCGGCATTCGTGCTGATGCAGCACGAGCAGCACAGGAGGAGTTCATGACGGCCCCCCTCGGCGCTCCCGGCGCGAGAAAGCGATGGGTTCATGGTCCGCGCCGAGGGGGCGCTGTCTCATGACGCCCGACAACGAGCGGGCCAGCGCGCTCGCTCTCAAGCTCACCCGCATTCTCTACGACAGCGAGCCGGACAATCCGGGCGTGGCGATGCTGGCGGCGATCCGGTCGGCCGCGTGCATGGCGGCGGTGTTCGAGTGTCCGCTGGAACTGTTCGTCGCCTCGTGCGCGCACGCGTACCGCGCTGCCAAGGACGAGAGCGAGCGGCAGGACAACGAGTCATGAGGAGGCCAGATGCTTCATCCCCCGATGTCGTACGAGCACTATCGCACGCTGGTCGGGCTGCGCTGGTCGCAGCTCAAGCACGCCCGGCGCAGCCTGTACCACTTCCGCTATCACGAAGAGCTCGTCGAGGACCGCGACACGCCGTCGCTTCTCATCGGCCGGGCGGTGCACGCGGGGGTGCTCGAGCCCGACCGCTTCAAGACCGATTTCGTCGGGTGGGAGGGCGAGCGGCGGGGCAACGCGTGGACCGCGTTCTCGTCGCTCAACAAAGGCCGCACGATCCTGAACGCGAAGGAGTGGGCCGCGGCGGCAGGGACCATCGAGGCCATCCGCTCGAGCCCCGCCGCTGCCGAGTACCTGAAGCGCGGGCGCAGCGAGGTGACGCTCACGTGGGGCCATCCGCTCAACGTGATGCTCGGCGACGAGGTTGTGCACGTGTGGTGCAAGAGCCGCAACGATCTGGTCAACGGGCACCTCATCGACCTCAAGACCACCTTCGATCCGATGCCGCGCAAGTTCGCAGCGCAGGCGGCGAACCTGGGATACGTGGAGCAGCTCGCGTTCTATCGCGAGGGCCTTCGCGCCAACCGGGTGGCGGTGGCACCCGAGGCCGTCCTCATCGCCGCCGAGTCCTCGCCGCCGCACGACGTGGTGGTGTTCGAGGTGGCCGAGCATCTTCTCGACACCGCCGAGATGGTCGTGTCGGGCCTCATCCGCCAGGTGACGACGTGCCGCGAGAGCAACGTGTGGCCCGGAATCGCTGGCCAGCCGATCCCGCTCATGATGCCCGCGTGGTGGCTTGTCGCAGGTGACGACGAACCGCTCACGCTCAACGGTGTACCGATCGACGACTGAAGGAGGGAGCCAACATGAAAAGCCCCGAGACCCCGATCTGGCAGGATGAGGACGCCAAGCGCGACTACCGCCGGGAGAACCCGCCCGACCAGGTCGCTTTCGACAGCGCGCTCGCACGCGCCGCCCAGGCCGAGCAAGAAGCCGAGGCGGTCGTCTGCCCCGGGTGCCGCAAGGAAATCGATCCCGAGACGTGCGGCTGTGGGTCGCACCGACGAAACCACTGGAGCCCGATGGAGGACGGCCACGGTTTCGTCCCGATCGGGTGCGACTGCCATCGCCCACGGCCGGAGGCAGCGTGATGGTCACGTTCTCCTACGTCGGCGAGCGCGGTGCGGTGCTCGGCCTGGCTCTCACGCGCGAGTGCATCGAGCGGCTGCAGAGCGGCGACGTGATGACGATCCAGATCGTGGCCGAAGGGTGCGGGGCGGACGCCGACGGTGCACCGTTCGTCGTCATCCCGGAGGGCCCGCTCGAGGCCATGATCCTTATGTACGGCGAGGACCACGCGGCGATCAACGCCGAGCTCGCGCCCCACATCAACGAGGCAACGCGCCAGCACACCGGAGATAAGTCGTGAGCGCGTGCGTGTCGTGCGGCGCAACCATCATCTGGGCGCGCACGCCCGCCGACAAGAGGATGCCGGTCGACGCCAAGCCCGATCCCAAGGGCCGGCTAGCCCTTGTGGGTGGCATCGCGCGCGAGCGCCTGCCGCTCGACGACCAGATGGGCCGGCCCGCGTACACGTCGCACTTCGCTACGTGCCCCCACGCGGCCGCGCATCGCAGGAGCGAGGCGGTAACGCCGAAGGAGTCGGCCGTCGTGCGCCACGAGCGGGTCGCCGCCCTGGTGGCGCACATCCACTGGATGGCGTCGACGGTCCACCAAGCCCACCACCAGGACTCGCCCGGCACCTTGGAGACATGCACGCACTCCCTCTGCAAGAGGACGGTTCTGGTGCTCCGTGGCGAGCACCCGGAGGCAGGACGATGACCACAAAACTCACCGAGAGCGAGATCACGCGGCTATCCGCCACACAGACGATGAAGGAGTGGGACGACCTCTGCGACGAGATCAAGGAGCGCTGCGGCGGTCGCTACCCTGCGGACTGGTACGCGACTGTTCTCGTGGGCGGGCTCCACCTCCGAGCCGAGCGGCAGTGGCAACCGCGATGCCCCGTGTGCGACGCGCCCGAGGCCAACCCGAACGACAGGCGGTGCTACCGCTGTTCGAGTCCACGTGGCTGATACGTGGCGCGACAACTGGGAGCTCGCGTTCCCGTCCGAGTACCTGGGCGCGCAGCATCTTCACGACCGCGACCAGGTCCTCACCATCTCCAAGGTCGACCGCCCCGAGCTCGACATGCTTGACCCGGGTACCAATCAGCGCGTCCGCAAGCGGAAGCTCGTGCTGCACTTCGCCGAGCTCGCTCGCGGCGGGCCGGACGATCCGAAGATGATGATCTTGAACAAGACCAACGCGCGCACGATCGCAGCGCTCTACGGCAAGGCGGTCGATGCGTGGGTCGGCAAGCGCATCACGGTCTACCCGACCGAGACGCAGGTCGGGCGCGAGATGAAGGCATGCGTCCGTATCCGGCCCAAGAGCACCGCCGAGCTCAGGCGCGAGGTGGTGAAAGGACCCGACTCGCCGCCGCCCGACAGCGCCACTACTCCGCCCGACGATCTGGTGGCCGAGGTGAAGGGCATCGTCGAGGGCATGTCGCACGCGCTCGAGCAGCCCGACCTGATGCCGGCGCTTCGTGAGCGCATCATGGCCCTGCCGAAGGACCTGCCCGACCGGCCGCTACTCGAGAAGTCCTACAAGCGATTGCGCGCGCAACTGGCCGCGCCACAGAGGGAGCAAGAGCCATGACCGACGACGAGATCCGAGATGCCATCACCTACAACAAGACGCGCGGCCTGTTCGGGATGCCGCTCGCAGCCGACGAGTTCGCGCTCCTGGTGGAGGCGTGGCAGCACGAGCATGGGTTGCGGACGGACGGGATGTACGGCCCAGCAACCCAGGCCCAGGTGGTCGAGCACCTCGCACAAATCAGGCGCCCGATCATCTTCGCCGTCCCGGCCACGCACGCCGATGTCGTCGACTACTACGGCGACCCGTCGCGCGAGCCGAGGGAGAAGGGCCAGGCCAATCAGTCGTGGTTTATGGCCAACATCGTCGAGTGCCATGGCTCGACCGCGCTGCCCGGCGTACCCGCTCACTGGTACGTGCAGGTCCACCACCGCGCGCGCGACTTCTTCCGAGCAGGTCTCGAGGCCGCCGCGCGCTTCTGCCCCGGCTATGAGATCCAGCGAGTCGGCGGGTTCAACTATCGGGTGCGCGGTGGCAACCCCGAGGCCCTCTCGCTCCACTCGTCCGGTGCAGCAATCGATATCGACGCCGCCACCAACGGGGCCAAGCGGTTCGCGCGCGGCAAGAAGCCGGAGCCGTTCTCGCAGGCGTGGAAGGAGCTCTGGCCGAAGGGACTGCCCGAGGCGTTCGTCGTAGCCATGAAGTCGGTGGGCCTCGTGTGGGGCGGCGACTTCGAGTCGTACGTCGACCCGCAGCACTTCCAGGCGGCAGGGATCAACGCATGAGCCGCGTCTTGTTCATCCCGCGTCGGGCCGGCAAGTTCCTCGAGTACGCCCGCCTCCTGTGGACCGAGGCGACCACCGGGCCCAACGCGCTCAACGAGGCGCGCCGACGCGAGCGGGAGGCCGTCGTCCGCTACCTGCGCCGGGCCAGCGCGCGATGGGGGCCACCCGAGGCGGCGGCGCTCGATATCGAGGCGAACAGGATCGCGGGCGGGGCGCACTACCGATGAGCCGCGCCACCGATCTTGCCCGCCGCGTAATGGGTCCGGGCGATCCGCGCGGCGATGCGCGCGGCCGTACGTCCATCTCCACGCGGTTGCTCGACGACGTCATCCTTGAGGCCGACGTGTACGCTGTAGCGGCCGTGATCCTGGCCGAGCGATGCGCCCGATGGCAACTGCTCGCGATGCTCTGGCGCAGAGCAGCGGTCCTCGCGATGCCGACACCGGAGAGTGTCGTCGACGCGTGGCTGCGATGATCCTTTCACCATGTCCCGGCCGACGAGGCAATCTGGGTCCGCCCGCGCGGAGATCGCAACGGTCGGCAGCGGCCGTACGGATCGTTCTGTTTCGTGTCGGTGATGCAAGCGCGCTACGCATCAACGATCGAGAGGCTGGAGCGGGAGATCGCGGACAAACGAAGGAGCTAACCATGGACTTCTACGACACCGTGACAGCGAATCGGAAGCTCGATGAAGCGAGGCGCGAGCGCGATGAGGCGATCGCTCACGCACTTGAGCTGCAGCTGCGCGCCGAACGCGAGCGCGATGAAGCAAAGCGGCAGCGCGATTCGCTACGGCGCCAGCTCCACGAGCAGCGCCCCATCGGGGACGGCGTGACTGACGACACCGAGGCGATCAAGGCGGGCGCGCGGCTCAAGGCGGGGTGGCGGCCGACCGCGATGCCGCTGAACGTGTGCAGCTCCTGCCATCGAGACGATTGCAGCGGTGCCGGGCTATGCCGCGAGCACCGTCCGAGCGCAGTCGAGGCCGCGCCGGGCGTGCGGTCCGGTCGCGTCATCGCCGTGCAGTCGCAGTACGATCCGGACGACGAGTGATCGCTGCTCTCTTCGTCGAGCCGATGGGCGTGTACGCGGGCGACCTGTTCTCGCCGCTCGCCGACGTCGAGCTCTGGACGGAGGCGCGGGATGCCCGGCTCTACCCCGGGCCGCACCCGGTGGTCGCGCACCCGCCGTGCGCTCGCTGGTGCGCCATGGCCGGGCTCGTCGAGTACCTGCATGGGCGCAAGCGCGGCGATGACGGCGGATGCTTCGAGTTCGCGCTGGCCGCGGTGCGGCGGTGGGGCGGCGTGCTGGAGCATCCGGCGTTCTCGCACGCGTGGGACGCGTTCGACCTGCCGGTGCCCGATCCGGCGGGGTGGTGGACGCCGACCGACGCGCATGGCGGTGCGGCCTGCCAGGTCGAGCAAGGACACTACGGCCACCGCGCCCGCAAGCGGACGTGGCTGTACGCGGTCCGCACCACACGCCCCGAGCTCCTGTGGGGCCCCGCCCAGGCCGCGCGGTGGGTGACGTACACCGCCAAGGACTCGGGCATACCCAACCCGAAGCCGGGCATCCACAAGCGCGAGCGCAGCGCTACCCCGCCCGCTTTCCGCGATGTGCTGCTGCAGCTGGCGCGGTCGGTGGCGACTGGATGATCTCGCTGGCCCCCATCACAATGAAGGGCGCGAACGTCGTCGTCTCGGCCTGGCACAGTCACCACAAACCCGTCCGAGGATGCGTGTTCTGCATCGAGCTCGTGGCACGCGTCCGGTGGGAGATCGCTAGTCGGTGAGCTCGTGCGCTTCGATGAAGTACTCGGCGTCGATCCAGCCCGACTGAAAGCACCACGCGTCCTTGAGCGCGTGCCACTCGGTCGGGTCCTCCATGTCCTGGACGTCGTCCGCGCCCGCGTCCTCGTTCACCCGGGGCTCGGCGTTGCGCGCCGCCATGCGACACGCGCCGACGAGCGACCTGCACACGCCGAGCGTCGACTCAGCGGCGTCCGCGTTGTCGGCCGGGATCTCCACCGCAAGAACCACGTACACCGTCATGGCATGACCTCAAGGTAGCGATCGAGTTCGGCATCAGAGAGCTCGCCCCGGCGGTACCTGGCCGCGAGCTCGGCCCACACCTTCTGCCAGTCGCGGTCGCGGGCGTCACGGGCCGCCAGGGCCAGCCCGGCGCGAAACCTGCGGGTCCGGGCGGTCACGAGCAACTCCCCACCACGAGCACCAGCAGCCCCGCCAGGGCCGCCAGCCGCGTCATCAGGTAGGCCGGCGACATCTCCACCTCGCGGCCGTAGAAACGGGCGTTGTGGGCGACAGGGGCGCGCCGGGCCTGCGACTCCCGCTCCTGCTCGGCGGCCCAGATTGCCACCGCGCCCTTGACAAACCGCCCGCCGACTCCCCTGTCATTGTGCCTCGCCATGCCTCGACGTACTGCACGCGGCGGGCCGCCTGCACATCAGTGGTAACTGCAGCGAACAGCCGCGCAGCACTCGCCGGAGCTGTCGCTTCTCAGGTCACCCGACCGATTCCAGGTCGTCACTCCCGCGACAGTCGGCCTGGGCGCGCCAGTCGGGTCGCTGAGTTGCTGCCGGTTCGCGCTCGGCACGTCGCCTGCAATGTCCCCCGATCGTGAAGACGAACGAAATCAGCAAGGGTCAACGGCTGGTGCTCGGCACCGCCGGGTTCCTGGTGACAGTCCAGCGCGTGTGGGACTGCGGCACGGTGACGGTGATCTCGGACGATGGCGGCGCGTGCGACTGCAAGGCCGAGCACCTCAGCATCCCGCCGGCCCCGGTCACGAGCACCTGCGGCCGCTGCTCCGGCTCGGGCGAGCTCGACGGCGAGTACGAGTACGGCACGTGCGAGGCGTGCGGCGGCTCCGGCGAGGTGCTCCGATGACCGAAGCGCAGTTCGAGAAGGCTCTGGCCCGGTCCGACATCCACGGCGACCTCGTGTTCGACGCGCCGATCGTGCGAACGCGCTGCGACGAGTGCCCTCTCTACACCATCCCGCTCCGCGATCTGCACGCGTGCCAGGAGTGCGGCGAGGCGGTCTACCACTGCCCGGGTTGCGGCAGCGACACCGTCAAGGTCGAGCGTGAGCTCGAGGCCTCCTGGTGGGTGGTCGACTACGACTACACGCGCGAGTCGATCCCGCTGGGTCCGTTCGCGACGCGCACCGAGGCGGTCGAGAAGGCCCGCGAGCTCTTCGTGCACCCCGACGAGGACTGATGCGACTCGCCAGCCGATGCGATCCCGCAGCGATCGCATCGGCGCGCGGGCACCATCGCCCGGGAACGGATCAAAGACCATGACCGACATCGCCAACGCCAATGCCGAACCCGACACCGTATGGGGGACCCACAGCGAAACCTTCTACGTCGCACCCGATGGGGGTACATGGCTCGTGCAGGGGCCGGACATGCTTGGCCCGGACCCCGTCGCAGTCGCGGTCGTGCCCGATGTGCCTCCGACAGCGCGCGAACTTGACGAGCAGGCGCTCGACCAAGAAATGCGCGACACGATCCACGTGCTGCGCTGCCTCGCAGGTCGGGTCCGATGACGCACCTGTACCCGACTCCGCCCCGCTGGTTTCGCCGGCTCGACGCCGAGCTCCGGTAGACCATGGACGAGGCCCCCACCTATCGCTGTCACTGCGGCGGCCACGCGATCGGCCGCGTCGAGGTGTGGGCCGACGGGGCCCGCATCGCAACCCGGTGGCGCTGCGCTCTGCACTTTTCCGACAGGCCAGTCGTGACCTACATCTGGCGTACCGACGACAACGGACAACCGAAGGACCGATGACCATGACCCCACAGTTCGACTTCGACATCTTGGAGAGCCTCGAGCATGAGGCCCAGAACCCGGGCGATGAGCTGCTGCTCCGCGCCCTCACCAGAGAGGAGGCCCGCGACTACGGCGTCATCGTTTGCTCGTGCGGCTGCTACACGTGCCCCGCGATCGTGCTCTTCGGCCTGCCGGTGGCCGAGTACCACGACACGATCGAGCCGCTCGCCGACCAGACCGAGCGCGATCGCAAGGCGGCCGAGCTCAAGGCGGGCGCGTGATGGCCAGCCTCGGTCACGATGTCCCGAGCCCCTTCCCGTTCGCCACGCCCCACGGGACGATCACCAACGAGCGGTGCGACTGCACCCACAAGAGGACCGATCACCTGGACACCGTCTCGTTCGGTCACGGGCGGTGCGCGGTCGATGATTGCGCGTGCCAGAAGTTCAGCTGGGCGAGCTGCATCTTCAGCGAGATCGGCCGATGAAGCACCGCAGCACCTTCCGCATCGTCACCGTGTTCTACGACGCCGAGCGTGGCTGGGCGTGTCGCGGCGCGGACGACGCGGTCGAGTACGCAAACCAGCGCGAGCGCTACCTCGACCTCTTCATGTTGGCCGAGGCGGCCCGGCTCGCGGCGCTCGCCGACGTCGCCGAGCTCATGATCGACGAGAAGCTTCGGCTGGCGTGGGGCGGCCCCGATCGCTACCAGTGGGTCGACGACGCCGCCGAGCCTGCCGTGTCGTGGTCGGCGCCCGGAGGTGACGCGTGAGGCGCGCGCGGTTCCGGGTGCGCGGACGGCTCGACATGGCCAGCCGCTTCCAGGAGGGGACACTCGTGGTCGACCGTCGATCGCGCACGGTGGCGGTGCGCCCGCTCCGGCGGCATCGCGTGTACGAGCTGCCGCTCGACGTGGTGGCCGAGTGGATCTGTCGCCGCGTTGCGCAGGTCGATGCTGCCCGGCTGCGCGCCGAGCGTGCGGAAGCTCGACGTGCACGGAGGGCAGCATGACGCGCACCGACGTCCACATCATCGTCGGCCTCATCCGGGAGGCCGCGCGCGTCGCCGGTCGCAGCGGTGCAGGCGAGATCCACTCAAGCGCGGCCGTGACGTTCAGCCTGCACTTCTGCACCGACGACGCCCTGCGGCTGGTCGAGGAGGAGGGCGGCACGCGCCAGCACTACCAGGGATCGGAGTCCGGCGGACTGCCCGGGTACCACTGGGATGTCGTGACGCTCGACGGCGTTTCCTTCTTCGGCGACCACTACCGCGTCAACCCCGAACCCGAAAAGAAGCCGGAGCCGGACGATGAGATTCCCTTCTGATCCGACCGGCCGCCTCATCAATCTGGCGCTGGCTCTCATCCCGGACCCGGCCGCCGCGTCCGCAGCGTGTACGATGGCCGCCGCCGTTCTGGCCACCGTTGGGCAGATCCCACCACACCGCGTGCACGCCGCACTCGCCAGCGCGTTCGTCGAGCTGGCCGACCGCATGGTACCTTAGCGGTTGGGTCCTTCTGCAGCGGCCCGGTCGACGATCCCTATCCCGTCGGCCGGGCCGCACCTTCGCCGGAGCCACTTTGCCGACGGGCGTGTACCCGAGAAGCTCGCACCACCGATGGGTTTCGACAGTCGCAAGACCCGGGCACTCCGCCGATTGGACGTGCAGCAACTGCGGGCTCGAGCGGGCCGCCAAGAACAGCGGCGAGCGCGGTGGGCCGGTTTTCTACGTCTGGCGGGACGGCGTGTGGCGCCTCGCCGAACCGACACCGAAGGGCGGACCGAGACCGAGATTCGGGGCGTGCCCGGTAGGCTCGCTGACGTCACGCCGGACCGCCGCGCGCCGCGAAGAGCGCGATCTGCAGCGGCCCCGGCGGCGCCGCTCGTCGTCCGGGTAGAGCGCCGCCAGGGCCGCCAGGTGCGCCGGGCGCTGCAGCTGGAGCTCTACCCCGGGCACTCGCTGCCGCCTGTGAGCGCCATGTCGATGTGCCTGGCGAAGCTCGTGGACGTGTGTCCGTTCGTGCGGAGCATGACTCTTCTCCACGCGACTCGCCCCGAGATCGCGGTCCGCATCAGGCTGGCGTGGTGGACCTGGCTCGCGTGCGGCCTGATCCACCGCCACACCGCCCGCCAGGTCGTCCGCTATCAGCGGCTTTGGTGCCCCCCCGACTGGAAGGTGCTGGTCGTGGTGTCGTAGCAGCTGGGGCCCCGGGCGGCGGTGGAGGGGGGGGAGGAGGGGAACCGCCCGGGGCCCGGCTGGATCATGCGGTCGGCGTGTTCGCCGAGACCGCGGCAGACAGCGCATCCGCCGTCTGCGAGACCTGGTCGGCGAGCGCTCGCACCTCGTCCGGATCGTCGGCCGCGTCGCGGATCATCTGCGCCAGCGTGCTGATGAGCTGGCTCGCCGATCCGGCCACGGTCGTGTTGCGCTCCACCTGGGCGCGAAGGTTCTCGATTTCCTGCTGAAGTGCCATGTCACTCCTCCTTCATCGGGTTGGCGTCGTCGACGGCATCGGCGAGCGCGTTGGTGGTGCGCTCGAGCTCCTTGGCCAGCTGCCGCACCGTCGACGGATCGGTCACGAGCTCGTCCAGCTTGCGCTCGATCCGGCGCACCCGGATCGTGAGCTCGGTGAGTAGTCCATGCAGCGCGTCGAGCTGCACCTCAAGCCATCGTCGTCGTCGGCGGAGCAGCATGTCACCTCCTGAGCACAGTCCAGAGCAGCGCGATGATCGCCGGGCCCGCGACCAGCGTGACGCCCAGGAGAAGATGCATCGCGGTCGTGTGGCGGCGCAGGCCGTAGCGGAAGCGCCGCACTTCGCGCGTGAGCTCGCGCATGGCCTGGGCGAGGCCGGCGACGGAGATGATCTCGCTGGACGGCGACGGCGCCTTGATCGGCAGGTCCGGCCGAGTCGCGGTGATCGCGCGCTGGCGCCCGGCCCCGAACAGGAGTTCGGTGGGTTCGCGCCCTGCGTCCGGCACCGGACGCTCGTCCTCGCGCGGCGAGGTCACCTTCGCCTCAGGATGTAGGCCGCGGCGAGAAGAGCGAGCGCGAGAATCCCGGAGCTGGCGAGGAGTGTCCAGCACAGTCGTCCGATCTCGCGCGCGAAGATGCCGTCGGATAGCGGCTGGCCTTCGGTCATCCATGCTTGGGTGTCGATCGGATCGCCGAGCGGGTGCACGCGGTCGGTGGTTTCACGCGGGCGCTCGAGCTCCGGCATCTTGGTCGTGCGCCCGGCGGGCGTGAGCTCGAGCGCTCCGAACTCGGGTGGCGTGTCGCGCGCGAACACCTCGGCCATGGTGCGCGACTCGCGAGGGCCCTTGAGCGTCCGGCGCTCGCTCGGCGGTCGGTCGTCCTCGTGGTCCATAGGAACGGTCTATCTATCCCATTTCTACGGGCGGCGGGGCGTCAATGCCGAGCGCCCCACGAGCCCCAGTGGACCCACCCTGTGTAGCTGAACAGCACCAGGAGCGCGAGCGCCACGAACGCGAGCCCGACCAGTACGCGGATCGGTCCAGCCGGGATCGGCAGGTAGGTCAGGGTGAACCATCCGATCACGAGGATGACAGCGACGAGCAGGATCAGTTCGACGATCGCTGGCATGGCTCACTCCTGCGGCTGCGGCTGGCGTGGGTCGGTGCGGATGGTGTACGCCAGGCCGGTCGGGGCCGCCACGACAGGCGGGCCCTCGGCGCGCTTCGCCGCCGCCTTGACCACGCCACGCGACGCGGTGTAGCCCAGCGCCCCGAGCGCCGCCAGGGCCGCTCCGGCGAGCTGCACCTGCCAGCCGGTCTCGGGAAGGATGCCGGCCCCCATGATCGCGCCGAGGACGACGGCGGCGAACGACAGCCAGAACTCGGTGGTCGCAACTCCAGGCTTCGGGTCCATGTCTCTACTCCTTCTTCACGCCCATCGCGCGGGCGAGCAGCCCGCCTGCGAAGAGCTCGGCTTGCTCGCCGGCCTTCGTGAGCTCGGCGAGCGCGTTGTCCGCGTCCGACGTCCACACCTTCCACAGCTGTTCGAACGCCTCGTCGACCAGGATGCGCTGGGCGGTGCCCAGGCTGAGGCCAGCTGCGCCGAGCCCCGCGTCGATCACGCGGGCGAACTGCGCGTGCATCAGGACCTTGTCCTGGGTGTCGCGCACGACCCGCCCGGCCTCGGCGAACGCGACCCGCGCGTACTTGACGATCTCGTCCTTCTGAGCGATGCGCGTGCGGCGAAACCAGTCCCACGCTCGCTCGGCCACCACCGCCACCACGCCGGTCGAAACCAGCCATTGCCAGACGCTCATTGGGCCTCCTCTGTGCCCGCGTCGGGCGCGAGCGGTTCGGGTGGTATCGGCTTCGGCGCGATCGCCGCAGCGTCCGCGGTCGGAGGGATCGGGATCGGCTTGGCCTTGACGAGCTCGGCAGGCGGCGACTTGTGGCGCCCGTTCCCGCTCGAGCGGGTGGCCATGCAGAACGCGCGCAGTTCGTTGAAGCGATCGGTCACGACGTTGAGTCGCCGATCCTGCTCGGTGTCCTTGGTCGCCCCCACCGAATAGACCTTGTCGGTCACCTGGTCGACCGCCTTCGCGCGCCGGTCGGCCACGGTGGCGGTCTGCTTCGACTCCACCGCGTCAGCCTTGATGTCGGTCTGTTCCTCGTGCAGCCAGAACACGCCGCCGATCGACCCGCCGCCGAGGATGACGGCCAGCGCGCTGCCGAGCACCGAGCGCCGAGCTCGGCGCAAGACGTCGCGCCGGAAGTGGATGGACACCATCTCGGGGGTCTCTTCTCGCTCGCGTGGCATGTAGCGCTCCACCTGGTTCAGCCTAGCCCGGAGGCGGTTGTTTCAGCGGTAGGCCAGCGAGAGATCGCCCGGGGGTCGAGTCGCCAGCAACCTAACTCAGGCTTCCCATTGGTACAGGGACCACCCGGTGAACGTGGTCGCGCGGCCACCGGTGTCCGCTTCCATCGCCCACGACCCGAACGCGTTGGGCATGGTGACGTTCGCGACCACCCACGGCCAGAGCGGTGTCCCGTTGTCGAAGCCGTCGACGGTCGCAGTGAAGCCGAACGTTGCGCCGCCGGGGCCGCGGAGTCTGAAGTCCATCGACTGCGACCCACCGGAGATGACCGGACGGACCGCCATGCGGCACGGGATCGCGGCCGGGCGTTGGAGCGAGCCGCGGTTGACGTTGTTGATGATCTGCGTCGGGCCGCCGGTGCCGAGAATTTCCTGGAAGGCCGAGCTGGCGATGGTGGGCGCGTACGCTGTCTCAACCGAGTAGTTCGGCGTCCACGACAGGAGGTGCCCGGCGTTGTGGCGCCACAGGTTCACCGCGGCGACGTTGAGGTCGACCTGGTCGGCCCGCATGATCGGTCCCTCGTTGACGAACGATGTCGGGTTGGTGATGACCGCGACCGAGTCGTCCGCGTACCGGTCCATGGTCTCGTGGATCGTCATCGAGGCAACCCGCGCGCCGTTCGTGAAGCGGACGATCCCGGTGTACTCGGTGTTGGGCAGAAGGTTGGGCATCCGAAGGAGCTTGAAGACGACGTCGGAGGCGCCGATCGTGACGCCCGCATCGTTGGGCGCGTAGCTGAACCGGTTCTCGTGGAGCGTGCCCGGCGCGCTGGCCTGGACGACCTGGATCGACACCGTCGGCACCGACGTGCCCGGCAGGTCGGACGCGGCGAGGGCGAGGTGGATGTCGATCTGCGTTACGCCGTCGGACGTGCGGAAGAAGAAGGGCCACGCGAAGCCGCTGCTCGAAGAGAAGCCGCTGGTCGACTGAAGGAACCGCCAGTCTTGCGACTTGCAGATGATGAGCTTGCGTTGCTTGGTCGCGATCGAGTTGTAGCCCCGGGCGAGCCTGGCCATGAGACCGGCGGAGATGAGCTTGCGGTTGCGCGCCAGGTTGTTGGACTGGAGCATCCCGGGGATGTTGCGCGAGACGTCGTGTTTGCTCACCAGGCCACCGTCCAGTTGAGCGCGACCAGGGCCGCGCGCGTTGAGATGAGGTCGGCGTCCGCGCCCTTCCAGAACGCGAGGAAGCCGAGGCGGGCGGCCAGCGAGTTGCCACTCGGCGGGCCGAAGCCGGAACCTGTGTTGGTGATCGCGTCCTGGGCAGAGCTCACCACGGGCAGGTAGTTGCGCAGGTCGGTCATGATCCCCATCGCGGTCGAACTGTTCGACTTGCGGTAGAGGAGGAACGGGTGGACTGTGCCGATGCCGGAGTGGTCGGGCCCGGTGGTGTCGTTCAGGAACGATCCGTCGAACGCCGAGCGCAGCCGACCGGTACCGCCGAGCGCGCAGCCCCAGTTGGTGTTCCCTTGGGTGAGCATCAGGATCGATCCGCTCGACGTGAAGCTCGCGTAGGCCAGCCAAGCCCACGCCTGATTGAGCGCGATCGAGAACGCGGCGGAGGGGGAGTGCCACCGCTGGCCGGACGCTCCGGTGGTGCCGGCGAACTTTCGGGTCCAGCCGGCGACACTCTGCCCGTTCAGAAGCCCGCTACCGGCCGCCACCAGCGCGTCGGAGCCGATGAGCGGCGCCAGGTCGCCGGACGCGTCGCCACAGGCCCACGAGGCAAGGGGCGTGGGCAGTCCGCGCGCGGTCCAGTGAGCCGCGGTCTCGGGCACGTACACGCCGCCCGGCCCGTCCTCGGGCTCCGAGGCGCCAGCGGCGGCGGGGGTCGCGCCCAGGGCGAGCTCGGCCGCCAGCGAGCTCTTGAGCGTGTCGGCCAGGATCACGGCGGCACGGTGATCGGCGTGAGCATCAGCCGGTTGAAGCCGCGGAACTGGCCGAACGCCCCGAGCCCGGAGATCGAGAGCTCGACCGTGATCCACGTGATGCCTGCGGTGTCGGCCGGGATGATCGGCAGCTCCCTCTGCGGCTGGATGACGTCGCCGGTGCCCCCGGTCCACAGGAACTCGACCTGCTTGAACGGGCCGACAAAGTTGGCGTGCTGGTCGGCCGGGCCGTGGGGCGGGAACTTGGACGTCGTCACCCGACAGCGGACCGTCGCCGCCGCGACCGTGGTGCGAAGGATGGGGGACACCAGGAGCTTGCGGTGCGCGGTCGACGTCGGCATCAGGCCGAAGAAGAACGGGAACACGTCGGACACGAGGTAGTTGGGGCTCGTGGTCCCGTGGTGCTGGTAGTGGATCATCTGCGCCTGCTGCGCGCAGGTGTACGACAGAAGGTTGTTGATGTTCACACAGTGGTCGAGCACCGTGCCCGCGTGGAGCGGACGGCCGTCGTCGTCCACGAAGGTCGGCGGCAGGCGATAGAGCAGGGCGGCGGGCGTGAGCGAGCGGTCGAACGGGACCGTGCCCTCCTCCCCGAACGTGTTGGCCTCGGCCTCGTCCTCGATGAGCCCGTCGTCGTCGGCCAGGAACGCGACCAGTTGCTGCGAGTCGTTCACCTCGGAGTGCCGCTGGTAGGTGAGCCGATACTCCTTCGCCGCCGAGTACGTGGGCGCCACCAGGTCGGCGGTCAGGCGCACGTATCCGCCGGCCGGGTTGACCGCGCCCGACGCGGCCAGCTGGCGGTCCCAGAAGAGCGGCGCCGCCGGGGCGGGCGGGTCGATCTCGTAGAGCCGCACCCGGTCGCCATTGGCGAACGTCGTGAGGTCCGGCGGCTCGAACACCGGCCGCGAGTACATGTACGGCTTGATCTTGAGCGCCGGGCCGCCCGCCGCGGTGGCCGCGTAGCCCGCGGTGAAGGTGATCCCGTTGACGGTGCCCGAGAAATCGGTGTCCACGTCGGCGGCCGGGGCGACCGGGAAGGTGCGGTCCTCGTCCACGAACAGGAGTGTAGCGGTGCCGAAGAGCTCGCCGCCCTCGTGGCCGTAGCTCTTGGACACGCCGATGCAGATGCATCCGCGCGACACGAGCCCCCGCTCGCCCGATACCATGTTGCGCACGAGCAGGTCCGACACCGCCACCACGTCGCCGGGGCACATCGCGAACAGCGTGGGCGCGATCGGCCGCTGCACCGTCTTCATGGGCCGGGAGAAGGCTGGCAGCACGCGCGCAATCAGGTTCGCTGCCAGCGCCTCGACGCTGGTTCCCGTCCCTGCCGCATCCGAGTACGAGTTCACCGCCTCGATGGTCGCGGCCTGGCTTTCACCGAAGATGGAGATCGACGTCTCGTCTCGCACGGTGAGCGACGTCATGTACTCGCCGGACCCGGCCGAGCGGTTGTAGTCGACCTTGACCACGTTCACGAACGAGTCGGACGACTCGCGCGTCTGCGATATGAGCTGCTCGCCCTGGTCGGCGGCCGCGGCTTTGTTGTCCTCGTTGAGCACCCAGTCGACGTGGAGCGGGTTGGGCGCGGGCGGGCTGCGCAGGACAAACCCGCCGTCCTTGAACACGAACCAGGCGAAGCGCAGGAGCAGCTCGCCGATGAACATGTCCATAAAGCGCGTCGGCCGGTCGATGAACAGCATCGTCGTCTCGTGCTCGAGCGCCTGGTCGAGGTGACGCACGCCGTCGATCCATGGCTGGCCGAGCAGGGCCCACGGGATCGCCGGGCCGCCGAGCGCGCGCCCGAACACGTCATAGGTCGGGTGGTTCACGCCGCGCCCGTCGGTGGAGACGATCACCTTGGTAAACAGGTCGGCGAAGCTTCCCACCATGGTGACGACCTGGACGATGTCGAACCGGTCGTCGTCGTCCTCGACCGTCTTGCCCAGGCGGTACGAGTCCACCACGCCGAGCTCCGCGTAGCCCGCGAAGTTGAGCGAGCGGCTGACCTGGTCTATGTGGGTCCCGTTGTAGCGGCCGAAGAAAAGCCGGTTGCCCATCAAGAAGAGCGACCAGTTCTCGTCGGTGTTCGACCACGTGTCGTAAGGCGGCGGCAGATAGGCGGTGTGTTCGAACCACTCGCCGTCCTGGGCCTCGAGGTCGACGCGGCCGGCGAGCTCGGTCCATCGGCGAGCGGTCTGGAACGGCTTCACGACGTAGGGCGGCGACGGGCTCTGTGACACCAGCTCGGCGACGTCGCCCATCGACGCGGGGCCACCGATGTAGAACAGCTCGCGCGAGATGCCGTAGCGCTCGAAGTCCCGGCTCCGCAAGTACCCTCCGTTCCCCGTCCCCGAGCCGGTCGACGCGGGTCGCTCGACCGACTCGAATCCGAGGAACGAGAAGGGCTCGCTCGATGTGCAGTAGAGCCGCGCCTCCCACGTGAGCGCGGTCGAGAACAACACGTCGAGCTCGAAGCTCCGGCTCCCGCCCGACCCGGTCGTCAACCCGCAACTCCACCTCGCCTGATCGGACGGCCTCGTCACCGGCCCGGCGGTCGAGATGCGCACCCACCCGCTCGCCGATGCGACGTAGCTGTTCAAGCGCGCAAGGAAGTCGCCGAGCTCGTGGTATCCAGCGTTCACCTCGAAATCACCGGAGGCGCCCGACGCGACCACGGTGAGCGGGTTCTTGCCGTAGGCGATGCCGAGTTGGCGCTCGACCGCTCGGAAGATCCATCCGGTCTCGAGCCGCACGCCGCGCTGCACGTGCCCGACCCACTGCCGCTTGAAGAGCACCGAGTCTCGGAAGAGCGCGCGCATGTCCTCGCAGCTGAGCACCGTCGATCCGGTCTTCGGATCGTCCACCATGTCGGTGATGCGCCCGGCGAACTCGAGCGTGGCCTGCGACCGCGGGTTCCACCGCCCGCCCTTGATTGTGTGCATGTAGAGCGCGCACATCCGGCCCTTCCAGGCGCCTGGCGAGCTCTGCACCATGGGTCGGTTGGCCGCGTCGAAGTTCTGCTGTTGGGCGAGCTCGATCGCGCGCGACCAGTAGGTCTTGCCGACGTCGTGGAACGGGTGATGGGACCCGGCCTCGAGCACCGTCCACGTGTTGGGCGTGGCCTGGGTGACCACCATGCGCTGGCCCCCGACGAACACCGCGTTGTCTGCCAGGCCCGCGTCGTTGATCGTGGCGTCGACGTCGAGGATACCCGTCCCGTTCGCCAGCGGCCGGAACGGCGAGCGCAGCCGCGACCGGTAGTCGGGCCTGCTCTTCCAGACCGCCTTGCCGAACCGGTCGTCGGGCGTGGCCTGCACCTCGAACGTGAGCGTCGGGACGTCGATGGTCTCGGCCCATGGCTCGATCTTCTGGCGCATCGTGCCGCGCACCTTCAGGCCCGGGTGCGCCAGCGTCCAGCTCGACCCGCCCCAGGCCGCGATGACCTGCGCGTCGTCCGAGAACCCGCCGTCGTGGATCAGGTACTCGTATCCCTCGATGGCGAGGACAAACGCGACCTGCGAGGACGGCGGCACCTAGATCCACTCGTAGGCGGTGAGGATGGCGGCACCGGCGTTGTCGATCGCCTCGGCGGTCGCGCCGGTCGCGAACAGAGCGCGGGCGATGACGCCGACCGGGCTGGTACCAGATCCGGCCCCGAGTCCCTTGTTAGCCAGGTTGTCGGTGGTCGCCGCGTAGGTGCCGGTGATGGTCTCGAGCGGCGTGCGCACGCGGATGCGACCGGCGGTCCGGTTGTACGAGATGATGTACATGAGCATTTTGCGGCGGTGGTCGATCGCTCCGTCGGTCGTGAGTCCGTTGCAGTTGATGCGGATGAGGCCGGTCGAGCCGATGCCCACCCAGATCGGCGCCGCACCGTTCGACCCGTTCAGCATGCAGAACTGCCTCGTCGCCGACGCCGAGTCCCACTGGGCGCAGATGATCCAGGTGACCGACAGCGAGTTGCAGTTGATGAGCGTGTCGTCGCTGAGCTTGAGCCTCTGCGTCGCGGCCTCGAAGAACCGCACGCCCACGTCGGGCCAGCCGAGCACCGTCTTGCGGTACTGCGGCGAGCCGTTCGGGATCAGGTACAGCGTGGTCGAGCCGGGCGACAGGATGTTCCCGCTCGCCTCGTCGCACATGTAGAAGCCCTCGCCGAGCGTGATCCCCGTCTTGTCCTGGAAGTCGGCGATCGACAGCGGCATCGAGGCAACGCCCCACGATCCGGCCTCGCGCGTGTACCGCGTGCGGCTCTTGACAGGATTGGTCAGTCGGATCGCGACTGAGCCGTCCCGAGCTGCGAACGGCGGGTTGGAGTCGGCCGTGTACAGGTACTCGCCGATCGCGTTGGGTCCCTGGTTTCCACCGATCTGGATGATGGGCGCGCCGGCCGCACCGACCGACGGGACATGACCCACGAAGTCGTCACCGTCGCCGTAGTTGGCCGTGCAGTACGGCACGTAGGGGAAGTCGCCAAAGCCCGCGGTCCCGCCGAAGTGGATCTTCGCGCCCGTGATCCCGGCGAACCCGTTGTGCACCGCGTGCAGTCGACGCATGAGGAAGTTCGCGGAGAAGAGATAGCCGTCGGTGAGCACCCCGCCGCCCTCGTTGACGACCATGTTGTGCGAGACGTCGACGTTGTCCGACACCATGGCGTTCGCGTTGATGGTCGCGGACTGGGCTTGTGTCCCGGAGGTGTGGCGGTGGAGCTGCAGGTTGCTCTGAGCGATGAGGTTCTTCGCGTTCTCGGCCGACCAGCATCCGGCCACCGTGTGTTGCTCGAACCGGTTGGACATGAGCTGCACTTCGCTGGGCCGGTCTGCACCCTGCGCCGCCACGAACAGACACCGACCGTCGGGCGCTCCAGCGGGCCGCACGAGCAGATTGTGGTCGACGAGCAGGCCATCGATGTTCGACCTGAAGTCGACGCCCGGCTGGTTATTGCCGAGCCCCGAGACGCAGATGTTGTGACCGAAGCGCAGCCCGCGGATGTCGAGTCCGTCGACCGCACCGCCGTTGATGAGATTGTGCGAGAAGCTCGAGTACTCGTTCGGGCTCGCGTTGTTGAGCCCGGTGAGCGTGATGCAGATCGTGTCTTCCGCGTGGTCGACCTGGATGTGCTCGATGATGAACCGCTGAGGCGAATAGTTCTCCGGGTTCGATCCACCGGTGGGTTCGAAGTCGATCGCCTGATCGCCCGTGCCCTGGAACTTCAGGTTCAGCATCCGCGCGAACTTGATGTTGCGCTGGATGCCGATGCCGGACCGGAAGTTGTCGATGAAGTCGCATCCCTCGACGGAGATGTTGTCCACGCCGCCGAGGACATCGGAGCCCGCCGCGATGTAGCGCCACACGACCGAGCCGTCGGTGATCGCCGATCCAGTGCCGGTCGGTCCGCCGCCCGCTCCGGTGGTCCCGCCAGTGGTCGCCTGATAGACGTTCCCGCTGTTCGTGCGATAGCCACCCTCGCCGACGAGAGCGCTCGCGGTGCGCGCGACCGGGTGGCCGAGTGGCGCGCCCACGATCTGGATCGCGTCGCCATGCGCGCGGTAGAAGCGACAGAACTTGAACCGCACGTGCTGCACGTGCCCGAAGATGTCGGAGCTGCCGCCCACGTGAACGATGTGGGTCTGTTCCTCCACGTTCTCGAGAGCGTCGTTGTTCCCGTCGAATTCCAGGTTGAAGAAGTCCACCATCCCGGTCCGGCCGGTCACGTCGATCGCGTACCAGGCGCCGTCGCTGGCATCGCCGAACATCTGGATGACGGTTCCCGGACCCTCGCCCATCATGAGGAAGCGCTGTGTGTCGCGGATCATGAGCGACTGGATGATCCCGCCGCCGCGGGGCGTGATCCGGTAGACACCGCGCGGCAGGAAGATCCCGCCGGAGTTGTTCGCCAGCGCGAAGTCGATCGCGCTCTGGATCGCGTCGGTGTCGTCTGTCGATCCGTCACCGGCCGCGCCGAAGTCGACGGCTCTCACGTTGGGCAGGGTGCCTGCGCCCTCGCCACCGGAGCCTGGGGGGCCGGCAGGTCCCATGGGCCCGATGTCGCCCTGCGGACCGACGGGGCCCTCGGGTCCGACGTCGCCCTGCGGCCCTGCGTCACCGGGATCGCCCGGCGGTCCCGCGTCGCCAGCTGCGCCAGCCGGGCCTCTCAGGTTTCCGATGAGCGTTCCAGCCATTCGCGCCTCACAGGTTCTGGTACAGGTCGCCGGTGTCGACGTCCAAGTAGAAATCGCCCACGTTCCACACGAGCCCGCCGGGCGGTGGGCCGGAGCCGGTGAAGATCTGCGCGCACACGTCGCCGGCCGGTGGCGGTTCGCCGGGGCCGCCGCCGCCCGCGATGAACGAGCTCGCCGCGAAGACCAGGCGGGGCAGCTTCACGGTCCACGGGCCGCCCGCCCATCCGCTGGCGAACTCGTCGGGCTTGAACGACTTGAGGTCGGTGACGTAGTACGACACCCAATCGACGCCCTCAGCGCTCGGGTAGAAGCGGATCGGCCCGCCCGGCGTGCCCCAGGCCGCGAAGCCCCACACACCGTCTTCGATGAAGCGCTGGAACGACTCGCCGACGAACACCTCGTGCGCGCGCGATGCCCGCGAGCGCGTGATTGCTTCCCACGTGAGCGATGAGATTTCTTTCTTGTGGCCCGCCAGCGCCGTCACCACGCCCGCCGCAGACTCGACCGATCGGAAGTCGGCCTCGGGCCACCCGCCCCACAGCCCTACCTCGTTGGGCGCGTTGTACGGACAGGTCGCGATCCAGAGCGCGCGAGCTGCACCGGGCGCCAGGTAGCTCGCCGCGCCCGACAGGTTGGCGGTGAAGCCGAGCAGGTCGCGGAGCTCCAGGTCGATCCAGGTGATCGAGAAGGTGCCCGAGTCCGACAGCGTGACGCGCCCGGTGCCCGACTCGCCGCGCGAGACGACCGCGGTGATCCCCCCGTCGTCGGCCACCGCGTCCAGGAGCTCGCCGATGTAGTAGTTGCCAGCCGGCACCGCGTTGGAGCCGCCGCCGACCGAGAACGCGTACCCTCCCTCGGGCACCGTGATCCGCGCTTCGAGTCGGCCCCGTGTCATCGGTTAGCCCCGCCGTACGGTAGTGGTCTTGACGTCGAGGACCTTGCCCCGCTTGATCGCCTCGTAGATGAGCTGCCGCTGTTCCAGGTCGGGCAGGCCGAGAAGGTCCTTGCCGACCAGGATCGTGGTGGACGACGGGCCGGCGTCCGCTGGCGCCTGTCCGCGCGGCGCAGGGCCCAGCGCTGCGCCAGCGGACGACGTCGCGGCGGGGCCTGCGCCGGATGAGTGGCCGGCACCCATGAGCCCCGCCCCGATCCCGGCTGCGGCAGCCACGGCGGCAAACTGCGCTGCGGCTGCGAAGTGACCGCCCGCCGCCACGCCGCCGATGGGGCCGAGCGCGAGAGATGCGATTCCGAACGCCGTCTCCTTGAGCGCGTTGACGGACGCCTCGATCGCAGTCGCGCGCAGGGACTCCCCGATCGCGTCCTTCACCGCCTCGGCCACCGACTTCTGTCCGGTGATCGCGGCGTCCATGGCGGCGGCAGCAGCGGAGCCGAATGCGCCGAACGCCTTGCTCGCGCCGTAGATCGCGACGGTCGACTCATTGACGTTCGCCTTCGAGCCGAAGATCTGCTCCAGCACCTTTGTCTGACCGAGCCGCTGGGCGCGCTCGTTCCACACCTCGGCCTGCTGCATGAACCGCTCGCCCTGGGCCTGGAAGTTGGCGAACGCCTCCTGGTCGACGAAGTCCTGGATCGCGCCCGTGACCGCGTGCGTCGCTGCGGCGTCGTCGATCACCTGGCGAAACCGGACGCCGAGCTCCTGGCCGAGCTCGGACAGGTCGACGTTGCGGAGCGCATCCGTGATCGACCGGACGGCGTCCGGGGTGCGGAGCGCCAGGTCGAGGAACCCGGGCTCGAGCGGGATGATGATCGGGTTCGCCGCCACCTTCCGCTGCAGCTCGGCGTGGAACCCCTCGGGCAGCTCCGGGTTCACCGTGATCGCGGTGAACGGGTCAGGCCCGCGCTTCGCCAGCGATTGCGCGATGCGGGTCTCGAGAGTGATACCGGCCCCGATGATCCGGTCGGCCAGGAGCTCAGCGCCTTTCTTGAACGCGTCGGAGATGAACGGGGCCAGCTGGCGGCCGAAGTCCTTCCCGGCGACCGAGATTTCCGCGGCGAGCGTCGGGCCCAGCTGCGTCTGCTCGTCCAGGCGCGGGGCCAGCGTCCGGCGGCGGGCGGTGTCGAAGCCGAGCGCCGCATCGGTCATCGCGAAGAAGTTCTCGCGCGATTTGGTGAGCGAGTCGTTGAGCCTTGCCAGCCACTCGACGCCATCGGCGAGGCCCTGCACCAGGCCCCCCATGCTCTCGCTGGCGGGCTCGCTGCCTTCGACCACCAGGTGGCCGAATGCCCCCTTGAGGTTGTCGACCGCGTCCTTCATCTTCACCGCGCCGGCCTGGAACTGGTCGCCTGCCAGCGTGGTCTTGCCGCCCAGGGCGGCGACGCGCTTGTCCATCTGGACCACGAGGTCGCCTGCGCTCTTGGCCTCGATGCCGAGGGCGCGCAGCGACTTCGCCGATCCCTTGATGACCGACTCGCCGAGCGCATCCATTACGTCGTGGAGATCCTGGCCCCCGATGCGGAGCGCGTTCGCCCCGGCCAGCACGCGCTGCATCTGCTCTTCGGTGAGCTTCCAGACGCCGTGCTGAGCCTGGCCCGCGAACTTGAGAAGGTCGTCCTCCTCGACCAGCCCGTGGGTCGCGACCTTGAGCTTGTCGATCGCAACAGCGCCTGCCGCACTCTGCAGCCGGACGTCCTCGAGGTAGGAGCGCGCTGCGCCCTGGGCCAGCTTGTAGATCCCGACGGCCGCGCCGACCGCCACACCGACCTTGGTGAACATCGCGACCTGCCCGGCGAGGTCCTTGTTCTGCGCCTGGAGCTCGTTGAGATTCTCCTTCGCCCGGGTGCGCTCGACACCGCGCAGACGCTTGACCGCGGCCTCGGCCTGAGACGTGTCGTTCTTGAAGATGGTGAGGACGGTGCTGGTATCGAGGCCGGGCATGGTGTCACTTCCATCGGAGTTCTGCTGCGCGCTCGACGTCGCGCTGGAGCTCTACGTCGTGGTTCGCACCTGCCACCGCTTCGACCGCCTGCCGGAACCACGGGGCGCGCGACTGACCGCGCACGAGCTCCCACAGCTGCGACTTGCTCCACCAGAGATGGAGCTCCTGGGCCTCAAGGACGATCGGCAGCGAGATGAGGTATCCGGGACAGGTGTCGTCCTCGGGGCGCGGCGCCGCCTCCGGTAGCGGGTACTCGCCGCGGTTGTCGGGCAATCGAGGGAGGTGGCCGCAGTTCCAGAGCTGGCGCTCGGCGGCCGACAGGTGCTGAACGCACTCGTTGCAGTCGAGGTACCCGTCTTGCGGGCGTCCCTCGATGCGGCGTTTCTGTCGGTGAGCGTAGACATGCGGCGCGATCCGGATCCCGTCAATCACCCTTTGCGAGGGGCTGTGTCGACCAGCACGCGCTCGGCCAGCCGGTTCAGCCGATCGGCCTCGTACCGGCCGTCCTCGTCGGCCATGAGCGCGTTCACCTGTTCGGGCTTGGCGCTCTGCCAGGACCCGCACCCGGGGAAGCGCCCGCGCTCGAGCTCGAGCGGTCTGCCGTCCTGGTCGGTGACGCCGCGGACGCCGATGAGAGCGAGCGCCACCGCTTCCCACATCATCTCGTTCACGCCTTCGCGGCGGGCGTCGTAGTCGAGAAGCCAGCGGTACTCGCGCGCGCTCAGATGACGGAGGCGGAAGATCGCCGGCGGGTCGCTCGCGCCGTTCTTGAGCGGCAGCGCGTTCAGGTCGCCGGTCTCGAGAGCTCGCTCGAACGCGGCGCGCCACTTCGGCTCCGACTTGTCGATCGCCGGGTCGTCTTCGTCGACGTGCCAGTACTCGCCGACCAGGGACTGCGTCTTGACTCTCATGCGAAGCCGATCCGCCAGGCCGAGCGCTGGAGCTCTGATACTCCAGCGTCGTTGGCGAGCGCGCGGAACCCGAGCCGCACGCGGTTGTAGCCCCCGTCCATGATCTGGGTGGGCATGGTCCCTGTGAGCGTGAGCTTCGGCAGATAGATCCCGACCGCGCGCCCGTTGAGCGAGCTCACCGTGTACAGCATCTGCCAGTAGCCCGGATCGCCGGTGGCCAGGCTCATCGCCTCGTCCAGCCAGAAGTTGGTACCGGTCGCCTCGGCGTCGACCACCATGTCGATCGTGGTCCCGTCGCCGGGCGTGCGGCGCGCCGCCTGCCACAGCTGGCCCTCGAAGTTGCCACCGGTGCCGACCAGGCCGTTGCCTCGGAAGCCGAACGACATGGAGAACGAACGGGCCGACTCCAGGCGTCGGATCGTGGAGCCCGCTCGAGCCATCACCAGCGATCCGGTAACCGCGGGCGTGGCCGCGTGCCGCTGCGGCCGCGTCGCCGACGGGAAGGTGGTCGACGTGCTCTCGACATGGGCGACACCGATCGTCGCCTGCCAGCCGGGGATCTCGCCCGGGCTGAGCCCTGTCAAAGCGAACTCTGTAAGGAAGCACCCGCGGCACAGGAAATGTCCGTTCGCGGTCTGCACCAGCATCCTGAACGTGCGCGGCTGGTCGAAGAGCGGCGAGGACTCGTTCGGGTGGACGAGGCGCGAGCTGTACAGCACGTCGGCGGCGGCGGGCGCCACGGCGGCGGCGATGAGCAGATCGAGCGCGCTCAGTGCGTGCGCGTTGACCGCGAGCCATTGGCCACCGACGCGGCCATCGGCGATCTGTCCGCCGCGCACCAGTCCGCCCGCGACCACACCGTTCACCATCGAGGTGGTGGGGTCGGTCGCGCTGCCGCCGGTGAAAGTGCCGCCCGTCGCCAGGCCCGTCACGTCCGCGCCGACGAGCAGCCCGAGGAACGTCACCATGTCCGACGCGGGCACTGCTCCAGCGGCCGAGGACCCGAGGCCAGTCAGGTTTCCCTTCAGCTGGACCGTGCCCTGGAAGGGCATCGCGACGTCGTGAGCTCCGTCGTTGGCGAATTGCCGGATGTGATTGATGCGCTGGAACGGGCGGCCGAGGCTTGTCACGTCGACCGTGTCGATGAGCGGCAGCGCGGTCGTCGCCGTTGACAGGTCTTCGCAGAACTCGTCCTCCTCGGTGTAGAGGACATTCTGCAGTTCACTCGAGTTGCTCATGGGCCGAGCTCCTTGTCGAATTCGACTTGATAGATGCTGCGCCGGACGAGGGCCGGCCCTGCGTCGATGAGCGCGCTGCCGCGGTTGTCGGACAGTGACTGGGCGGGATCCCAGTTGGCCGCGCCCACGATTCCGATGGCACGGTCGATCTGGTGGAAGTCCTCGCGGATGAGGTCGTCCGCGTCGATGAAGTCCCGCCGCCCGTACGCGCCCCAGAGCTTGGGGTAGCAGACGTCGAGGCTCATCGTGTGGCTCACGCGGACCGTGTGGAGATCGGTGTAATGGGTCGGCTGGTCGTCGTGGTTGTCCCTGATCTGGAACATCCTGAACAGCGCGGCCGTGAGCTCGGTCTGCGCCGCCACAGCGACCATGTCGATGGTCTGGTCGCCGAGCTGCATCCGGCGGAAGCGCTCGCTGGCCAGCCGCGTCGGCACCAGCGACTCGATGGTCGTGATGAAGCGCGTGCGGATCGCTGAGAACGTGGTGGTCATGCGGCCCGCACCTCCACCGCGATCGCCGCTTTGTTTGTCGACCCCACCGTCGTGAACCCGGGGTTGTTCGACCCAAGCGCGCTGGCGAGCTGGAGCCGCAGGTCGAGAAGGGTTTGCCCGGCCTGCGACAGTTGCGTGTACGGCGCGACCGCGCTGATTGGGGCGTTCGTGTTCGTGGCGACCGCGGCGACTCCGAGCGCCGCGCCGCTTTCGAACGCGGTCATCCCGGCGATCGTGAGCGAGGTGGCACCCGTCACCGTCCCGACCCGCGACTGCGCGATCGCGGACGCTCCGTTCGATCCCTGCGCGACGTTGTCGAACCCGTAGATCGCGTGTGCCTCCGACTCGCACGCGGTCGCGTGGATGATCTGCACGGTCCCGGTTCGGGGCGTGGCCTGCTGCGAGCGGTAGAGCCGCAGCATTCGATCGGCGTCGACCGCCTGCGATGCGATCTGATCCCACGTCCCACCGAGCGAGCCGCCGAAGGTGGGCGCGTCGGGGCCGCCGGTCTTCGCAGACAGGACCGCCATGATCCCGAGCTGGCCAGCGGCGAGCGTGAACGATCCGGTCGTGTACGTGGTCTGATTCGCGGTCGATGCGGTGGTGGATACCAGCGCCGTGACGCCGATCGGGACGCCGTCGCTGCCGCCGCGGACGGAAACGAAGTCGCTCGGCGGGGCGATGGACGACCTGAGCGTGTCTCGCAGGATCGACATCAGGCTCCGTCGAGTCGGGCGATATACAGCGACCCGGTGGTGCCGATGACCGAGATGTACTGGTCGGCCGCAGCGCTCACCGTGATCTCGATCGTCGCGTTCTTCCCGAGCGCCCAGTTGTTGGCGGTGTCGGCCTGGGCGTCGACCGCGCTGCCACCCTGCCGGATCGTGCAGTCGGCGGTGCAGGTGATCGCGTATCGTTGGTTGAGACCGAGCGCCGTCGACCGAGCGGCCGTGCCGCTGATAGCGATGCGCTGCGATGTGGTGATGCGAGCCATGGGTCCTCCTACCGGACGAAGATCGGAAGCGACGGTCGGGCCGACGCCCCACCGCCCGAATCCTGCGAAAGTGGAAGCCGCTGCGAGCGGATGAGCTGGCCGTAGCGCGACGCGTACTTCGCCTCGTTGGCTGCGCCGGGGAACACGAGCAGGCCGGCCTTCGCGGTCACGAGCGCGTTCAGGAGCTCGCGATTGCGAATGGCCTGGTCGCCGATGAGGTCGCCGTACAGGTCGAGCTTCACCTGGCGGTACGCCTCGTCGATGAGCGGGCGGCCCTGCTCTTCGCGGTACTCGGCCGGGAGCGACAGGACCCATCCGTGGAACTCGGTGTTGACGTCGCCGGGCGTGACATCGTGCCGCCCCGCGTAGCGCACGACATCGAAGTAGGTGTCATGCACCCGCACCTCTCCGTCGGCGGTGTAGGTCCAGCGCACCCGGTAGCGCCCGTCTGGCTCGAGCTCACCCGAGATGTTGTCATCGTCGGCCAGCCAGGCGGCGTCGATGGCCGCGGTGATCCGCGTGGACACGAAGGTGTCGCCCACACCGTAGGCGTTCTCGAGCTGCTGCCGGGCGATCACCCACTCCGTCGCGACCGCCGACACCTCGACGAGCTCCTGCTCCTGCGTCGCGCTGGTGACGAGGTACGCCCTGCCGCGCTTGATGCCGGTGGTGAGGGCCAGGTTGCACACGCGCGGATCGGCCTGGCCCTGGCCGGACGCAGCATCGAACGTCGTCACCGGGGCGAGCTCCACCGCGACCGCGCCCAGGGCGAGCTCGGCGACGGTGTCGTCCCCTGAAGCGTTCTCCCACACCATCACGGTCGGCGAGCTCGGCCGTCCCTCTGGCGCGTCGAAGAAGAGCTTCTGCCCGGCCACACCGAACACCACGTCTTGCGTCTGCGAGCTCATCAGAACCACGCTCCTAGTCGTCCGGTCGACCGGTCGCAGATGTCGAACGCGCCGCGCATGAGAGCTCGCGCCGCGTCCTTCTCGGACATGCCGCGGAACGGGTTGAACCGCGACTGCCGATGCCGCATTCGATAGGCCGCGTAGAGCTTGAACCACTCGAGCGCCAGGTCCGGGCACCGGGCGGTCTTGAGCGACTCCTCGACCGACGGAGCTGGCTGCATGCCTTCCCGGATGCGTCCGATCCGGGCGACCGCGCTCGACCACTTGACGCCGATCCGCATCGGGTTGGAGTGGAGCAGCGGGAGCCGCTCGAACTTGGGTGCACCACGCCCGCCCCGTCGGAGGACCATGTCCCCGGGAAGCTCCGGCGGAGCGGGCGGTGGTCTCTTGGTCGTCCCCTTCGAGGTCGCGCGCGTAGGATCGGCCCCACGTTTGAGAGCCTCGACGATGTCCAGGTCGGTGAGGACGAGCCGCTCGATCGACCGAGCGCTAGTCTCCACGCCAGCGCGCTCAGCGAACCCCTTCCGGTGCCGCACCATCTCGTCCCGCACCTCGGTCGGCGAGCGCGGGATGAGCGGCTTCGGCCGGTATGTCGCCTCGTCGCTCACTTCTCGCTCTTCTGCTTTCCGGTTGGCGCCTGCTCGTTGCGCGACATCAGCGCCCGGCCGAGCTCGAGGATGCCGTCTGCAGTGGCCTGCTGCACCTTGAGCATCTTCGACTCGGCCGACTCGGTCTCGCGGTCGCGCCGGGCCTGCACCCTCGCGCGGAGCGTCCGGCGCGCCTTCTGCTCCGCCAGGTAGTGCTTGCACGCGCGCCGCTCGCCGTGTTCGCCGCGTGGGCACGGAGGCTCGTCGACCAGCGATTGATCGACGAGGTGATGCGGCTTGATGAGGCCGGCGACCAGGAGTGCCGGTGGGCACTGCCCGATCGGGATCCAGCCCAGCTCGCGCGCCTTCATCTGCATCCAGAGGCCGTAGCGCGAGTCCTCGATGGGCGCCGCCGACGTGGTGATCGGCACGCGCACCTCGTGGCCGTCGTGACGCAGCACGTGCATCCAGCGCGGGATGCCCGCGAAGGTCGGCTTCTTCGGATCGCTGTCGCCGTCATGAGCGCGCTGAGGCACGCGTTCCATCCGGGGCAGACGAGTGAGCGGATCGAAGGACGGCTCCCGCACGCCCGTCTCCGGGTTGAAAGTGCCCGCGCGCATCTGCCGTGCAGCGCGGGCCACGTCGTTGTTGCACCAGAAGATCGGGTCGGCCATGGCTCACTCCTTCCGGGCCCGCTGGGCCTCGGCCTGGCGGCGAGCCTTCGCGTGCGCCGCCGCCTCCTTCGCCTTGCTCACGTCGCCGGAGCCAGCCCACTTCCAGTTGGACTTGAGCGGCTGGCCGACCGGGATCGTGACGACCTGCCCGGCCGGGCCGACCGCGAGGTGACCGGTCGGGTTGGTGCTGGCGATGCGGCCATCGCGTGGCAGTTTGAGCTCGCCCGCGCGCCGGGCGGCGCGGAGGTCCTGCTCGGCGTTGTAGTGGGCGTCGAGCGCGCGCTCGTACGTCGCCGCGACGTGGCGCGCGCGCTGCTCTGGCGTCATCTCGTCCTTGATGTTCCGGGGTGCGGGCTCCTCAGGCTGCGGCTGGGCCGGCGCGGTGGTCTTGTCCTTGCTGTCGGTCATCGTCTTCTCCTTTCACGGTGCCGCGTTGGTGATGATGGCGGAGCCGGATCCGTCCAGCATCTCGCCGACGCCCCAGCGGGCCGTCATGACGAAGTCACTGGTACGCCGCTTGGCGTGGCGCTCCATCTCGAACCGCGGGAGCCGCTTCCACACGGCCCCGAAGGTCGTGTGTCCGAAGTTGTCATTGACCGCGGTGCTCGGCACGAAGCCCGCCCCGACCACGTCGACCGCCGCGTTGGCGGTGTCGGTGAGGCCGGAGACGAAGACCGGGTAGCCGCGGAAGGTGGAAATCTGCCGAGACGTGAGGCTCGGCATCGGCTGCCAGGACAGGATGCGATCGGCCGCCATGGCGTAAATCGCCTGGGCGGCGTTGGTGCCGATGAGGGCCGCGTTGATGTCGGCGGCCTGCTTGTTGTCGAGGACGTAGACCATGCCCTCGGCCTGGACCCCGCGGGTGAGCAGATCGGACTGGACCTGCAGGAGCTGCGCGACGGTGAGGTCGACGTTGGTGGTGCCGACCACGTTCGACAGGCCGGCGAAGAGCGCGATGAAATCGTCGTCCATCGCGAGCAGGAGGACGTGCAGCATGCGCTGGTCGAACTGGATCAGTAGATCCCAGGCCGGAATCGAGTCCTCCGGCACCTTGTCCTCGAGCTCGTGCGCGACACCGTACTCGCCCGCGGCGATGGTGACGACGCCAGTCGAGCGCGCGACGTTCGGGACGTCGGTGAGCTCGGCCTGGTCGAACTCGGTGTCGACGCCAGCGCCGCGGTCGGCGGGCGAGCCCCAGAAGGAGTTCTCGACCGGGATTTTCGCCGTCTTGGTCGGCTGCCCGATCAGGTTGAACTCCTTCGCGAAGCCCGCGAAGCCGGGCACCTCTGATAGCGCCCGCACGATGTACGGCTGGATGAGGCTGGGGTTGGTGAGGTCGTCGAGTGTGGTGGTCGTGGTCTCGGCGGACATTGGGCCGCGCCTTTCAGCGCAGCTTGACGGTCGTCCCTCTCGCCTGCTCCTGCAGAGTCTTGCGGTACCAGTCGAGGCCCTTCTCGCGGATGAGGTGGGCCCTGTCCGCCTCGCTCATGGTGAACAGGTTGACGCCGTCCAGGCTGCGCGCTGGTGCCGCCTGGCCCCCGCCATCGCTGGCAGGTGGCCCGGTCGGCCCCGGTGGTGTCGCAGCCGCACCAGCGGCACCCGACATCTGCGTCGGGTTCATCATTGACAGATAGCTCGTGACCCACGCGGCCACATCGGGCGGGTTCTCGAATCCGAACGCTCGCTGCATCAGCTGCAGCTGGCCCCCGTTGAGCGGCTTGCCCGCGATCGCGACAGCGAATTCGTCGCGTCGGGCGATGAGCCGCTCGACATCGGCCAGCGTCGCTCCTGCGGAGGGCGCCTGATTCGATCCCGTCGATGCGGCCGGCGGAGTCGCGGGCGATCCCGCCTGGCCCCCGGCCTTCGCCACCATCCCCTCCACCATCCGGCGCGTGTTGGCGTACACGCTGTCGATCGCCCGCGCGAACCACGGCGGAGGCTGGTCCTCCGGTGTCGATGCGGGCGGCCCCTGAGCGCCTGGGGCTCCGGTCGGTGCAGGCTGAGCCGGCGGTTGTCCCGCTGGCGTTTGCCCGGCAGGAGGTGCAGCGCCGCCGCCACCACCGCCGTTCGGGGCCTGGTTCAAGAGGATTCGTGCGAACTGGTGCAGCATGTCATCTCCGACCATCGGGGCCGTCGTCGCCCGCTCCGACCGTTGGGGCCGTCATCGCCCTGCGAGATCGACCGTGCTCTCGCGTGTGGTTCACGGGGGGCCCTCGTCGGTCTTGCCGCCCGGCAGAGCGCGCAGCGGTGCGCCGCTCCGATCTGTTGGAACGCCGTCGTCGATCCCGCCCTGGAGCGCCTGGAGCCTCTTGAGCTTCTTGACGCGGTCGGTCTCGACGTCGATGTTGTGGTCGAGCGCCGCCCCGGCGAGCTCCGGCGTGAGGTCCGGGTTGCGGCGCATCAGATAGTCCTCGGTGTTATCGAGCGCGAGGCGACGCTTCTTCTCGAACAGGTCGAGTTCCTCATTCTCGGTCAGCGGGGTCTGGCTCTCGCCGAAGTCGATCCGCCAGCCGTCCAGGCTGAAAATGCGCGCCGGGTCGTCTCGCTTGAGCACCGCGACCATGACCACCGCGAAGCGCTTCTCGAAGCGCCGGAACATCGGCTGCTGTTCCTTGCGCAGCTCGCGGATTGGCACGCGCATGAGCTCGCGCGCCTCGGCGGACTGCACGCCCGCGTGCTCGAGCAGGCTCGCCGAGATCCCGTGATTCGCGGCGAGCGCGCGCACGGTGTGATCGGCCTGGCCCTGGAACATGGTGAGGTCCATCGACCGATCGGCGACGTTCGCAGCCACTCCTTCCGGGAGCTCGCCGGGGACATCGCTGTCCGACACCTGGCCGCGCGTGACGCCCGACAGATCGCCGGAAAGGAGCAGCTGCTTGGTCGCGCTCTTGGACTCCTTGAGTCCGAACACGTTCTGCATCCAGATCGCCACGTGTCCGGCGACCAGATCCTCGCCCTCCTCGCCCGGCCACACGCCAGCCGCGGTCGGATCCTGCGTCACGAGCAGATACGGGTTCACGCCCAGGCCGTGTTCGACCAGCGTGGTGCCGAGCGGCGACATCCGTCCGTCCAGTCGCACGCGCTCGTGATCGGTCCACAGCACCCACTCGGCCTTGCGCTCATCCAGAGATCGCGCGGTGCGAAACTCGGTCTTCACCAGGAACCCGACCACCATGCTCGCGTCGTTGGGATGAAGCACGAGCCTGAAGCGCGACGGGGTCACGATGTCGACCACCGGCTCGCGGAGCCCGTCGGGGCGGAGCCGCACGCGAAACCCCACCAGGATGATCCGGTGCAGGTTGTACATGCGGTTGAACACCTGGGCCTTCGTCTCGAATTCGACGTCGTCCAGGAGCTCCTGATACTTCTTGTTCGACTCCGCATCGGCCACCGCACGCCGGGCTGGCTCGGTGTAGACCGTGCTCTCTTCGCGCACGATGCGTCGGATCGCGTTGTTGTAGCGCGCGAACGGGACCCACTTCTTGCGCATGGCCCGCACCGACTCGCTCTCGAGCACATCGTCGATCACGCGGTCCATGTACCTGCAACCGCCGTCGTGGATGAGCTCGTCGCGGATCTCGTGGCGGCGCTGGCGCTCGATGTCCTCGGGCCGGTGGCAGTTGGTGCGCACGTACGCCCCGAGCTCTTCGAGCGACAGCGGCGGCCCGGCTGCGCCCGACGGCAGCGTGGCCAGGACCTGCATGATCGAGACTGTCACTGCGCCGCCTCCTCTTCTTCCCACGGCGGCAGGTGACGCGGGCGCTCGATCGCCCACAGTCCATATCGCAGCGACGCGGGCCAGTGCGACGGGTCCTTCTTGTTCTTGCGCTGCATCTCGGCCTTGCCGTCGGAGTCACGCTCGGAGGTTTCGATCGCAGCTACCAGCCTGGGCGCGACCGGCTCGCCGCGGTCGTCGATGTTCACGAACAGGCGGCGCTCCTTCTCGGCGTTGCACATCAGGGAGTTGACCATCTCGATGCCCCCCTCCTTCGGCACGCGCCCGACCTTCACCTTCGTGACCGACGCGATGGTCGCGGCCGGGAGGATGAAGAACCCGCCGCCCGGCTTCCCGTCGCCGTTCTTGAAGATGGTGTACACGCTCTTGTCCGGCCGTTGCTCGTCGTTGCCCGAGTCCGAGTACGGATCGGCGCGCACCAGCACGCGCCCGCCGGTTTCCGACGGCCGCCCGCGCCAGTCGAGCGTGTTGCACCGCCAGCGCTCTCGCACCCGCGCGAGCAGCTGCAGCACGTGCGCCTCGGTGGTCGACTCTTCGGTCGTGAGCTCGTCCACCACCCACCACCGGATGCGCTGCTTTCCGACCATGCGATACGCCTTGAGCATGATCGACACGTCGAACAGCTTCCCCGGGTCGTGGCCTACGAGCAGCGTCAAGCGCGGCCCCCACGGCGAGAGCACCTCGGCCGTGACGTCCTCGACGCCGAGTTCGGGGATGGGGCGAAGGTTGAGCGAGTGATCCCACGACGGATACGTGGCTCGCTCGATGCCGAGATCGAGGGCCAGCACACGGCGCGCGTACTCGCGCGGCGACAGCTCGCGCTTGCGGGCTTCCCAGAACTCGCGGTCTACGTACGCGTTCGCGAAGCCCGACAGAGACTGCACCAGACAGTGCGGCGTGCGGACCCACTTGTCCTTGAACGTGCGGTACTGCGGAGACGCCTTGTTCGTCGCGGTCAAGAGCAGCGGATAGCGGCCACCCATCGCGCGCCGGCCGCGAGCTCGCACGTCCTCGACCACGTCGAGTTGATCCTGCGTCTCGTCCATCGCGCCACCGGCCCAGTCGTAGCCCTGCACCGGCGAGCCTTCCGCTTCCGATTGGCGGTGGGCCGACACCAACCGGAGTCGATGCGATCCATTGCCGAACGAGTACAGCCAGTCGCGCTGGCGATACGAGTACCACTCGTCCGGCATCGCCTCGGTGAGCGTCTGCCGCACGCGCTCGAGCCGGGCCTGCGTCGGCGCGGTGCAACCGAACTCCAGGCCGCGGCCCATGAACTCGATCGCGGCGAGGATGAGCCATCGGGCTAGCACGGCGGTCTTCCCTGCGCCCTCGGCGCCCTCGATGAGGATCTGCAGCGGCGACTCAGCGTCGACCGGGACGAGCTTCGCCGCGCGGTCGACCAGGATGCGCCGCTGGTCGGCCGACGCCAGCCACACGACCGGGTTGCGCGACTCGGAGTGCCACACGCCCAGGCGCGTGTCGAACACGCCGCCGAAGAGCTCGGGCTCGCGGATGCAGACGACCTTCGGGCCGTCGGGCCGGATCGGGACGCCAGTGGGATCTTGCTCGACCGTGTAGAGCTCGACGCCGAAGTCGACCAGACGCTCTTCACTGCAGTGAGCCCTTGCCTCGCGCGACAATCGGCGGAGTTGTAACTGCGTTTCGGCGAGCGGCATCGTTCCGCGTCCCTTGCGACAATTTCTGCATCGACTCCAGCGCCGCCTTGAGCTCCTGCGCCGCCTTGATCTGGTCGCGTGCCGTGATCGACGCCTCGAGCTTGTTGAGCAAGGCCTCCTCGCGGCGGATGTATTCCAACTCCATCGCCGTGCCGCCCTTGCGTGTGCGCAGGTACAACTCAGCGCGCCGCTTCAGGATGCCCTCGGCGGTGGAGAGCTCGGCGACCGCCTCCTCAACAGTCATGTTAAGGGGGGCAAACGTCGATTTGGACTGCCCTCCTACCGGTCGCTTGGCAGGCTTGGCGTCGTCCGGCGGATTCGCCTTGACATCCTCAGGGCCGTCGGGATCGCGATCCACTCGGACAAGCTACGGGAGCTCGCCGCGGATCACAACATCAGGATTTTCTGAACCCCGCCGACCAGGCCGTCGAGCCGGAACAAGCTCAGCACCGAGCTCAGTCGTTGAGCGCGCAATTTGTCGTTGAGTGCCGCGGCCTTCATGATGAGCGAGTCGATCGACGCGGCCACCGCGGCCCGCACTTCCGGGAGCTCGGCCAGGCGGTGTGGGTTGTCCATTTCCGGCACCTCGGCGCGCAGCGCATCGGTGATGAAGGCGAACTCGTGAGGTGTGCGTGAGGTCCTCGGGTCGAGTCGGTTGGCCGCGACGTTCACCGTCCACGCGCGCTCGGTCTTGTTCTCGGTCCCGACGATCGAGTCGGCGGTGGTGCCGCTGTGATTGAACTTGCGGAGCTCGCCGTCGCGCGGCGGTCTCTCGCCCATGCGCGGCCCGCCGAACCGCGATCGCGCCCATCGCTTGCCCGCCGCGTATGCCTGCTCCTGATAGCTGCGCGTGAGCTGCGTCGACTCGGACACCGTCGACGAAATGCGCCGCACCTTCTCGGCCAGCGCGCCGGCCGCGGCCTGGGCGGGCCCGTGGCCGAGCTGCACCTCGTCGAACACGTGCACCAGCGGCTCGCTCTCGATCTGGATCGACATGCGCGCTCGCCCGCGCTCGCCGGTGGTGGCCGACGTGCGACCGAGTCGCCCGGTGATCGCGCCGCTCGACAAGTTGCTGTAGTCGGACGTGACGATGACCGACGCCATCACGGCACCGGCTGGTAGACCGACCAGTCGTCCAGGTAGCACCCGTCGACGGAGTCGATCCTGATGCCGGCCGTGCCCCACGAGAACGTCGAGCTCGACGTCTCGAGCACCAACTGGTCGTCGAGGCGGAGCCGCAGCCGCGAGCCGAGTGCCTCGAACGACATCGAGTGCCACTCGTCCGGCGAGGGCGGGACGTAGTGCGAGTCATCGATCGCGAGCACCGTGTACACGCCGGCCCACTTGCGCTGGATCTGCACGACACCGTCGAAGCGCCAGCTGGCGACGTAGAGATCGTCCTCGGTGCGGTAGCGGATGAACGCCTTGATGCCGGGATAGTTCGTGTCGCCGGTCTTGCCGCGGTGGAAGAACCGGAAGCGCGTGCCACAGTCGGTCCACTTGATCGGCAGCGCGTTGCCCGGCACGTACCCGAGCGCCACGACGCGGAAGTCGGAGTCGGGCGCGCGCACCTGGCCGCGCGTGTACTGGTTCTCGGAGCCGATCAGGATCGCGTCGAGGCAACCGGACGTCACATCGAGGTGTTCGCGACGCGTCTTGCCGCTCGAGCACTCGATCTCGTCGGGCACGCCGGGCGCGGGCGCGTAGGCGCTGAAATCCTCGACGCCATCGGGGTAGATCGAACTCAGGCCGTGCCACGGCATGAGATGGACCGGGCCGGACGGGTACTGCCCGGCGGCGCTGAATGGGTTGTACGTCATGGCGCGGTCCAACCGTCCGGGATGCCCGCGGCCGCGTGAGCACCATCGCCCGCGCGCCGGCACGACTCGTCGAAGAGATCGCGCCTGATCTCATCGGCACCGACGAAGAGCGGATCGCCGCACTCGCACCGGACCACCACGACGTCGTAGCGGTCGGTCGCCACGTGGCTCACGAAGCCGTGGCGGCGATGCCCGGGGTAGGACGCTCGAGCGACACGGCCGATGGCCTGCGCGGTGACTAGTGGCATGCGGTCGACGCTAGCAGGTCCGGCCGCCGCCGCACCAGCCGCGCGAACCGGGGCCGGACAGACTTCTCCTGCCAACCCTCGTGCGCCACCGACACGATCTCACCGACGGTGAGCGACATGTCGCCGCGCTTGCTCACCGCGAACAGGTGACCGCGCCACTCCAACCGCACCGCCGTTCGCCCGACGGACACGACCGTGCAGTCGAGCTCGTCGGTCGCCTTGATCTTGAGCTTCGATCGGCGACCGCCGAGCGGCGCATCGAGGTCGACCACCACGAGGCCCTCTCCATCGGAGTCCGGCCCCCATCGCCCCCACGCCTCGTCGATGCGTGCGGTTGGTACCTGCGGAACGATGGGGGCCAGGCGCCAGTCCGTGGGGTGACCCTCGACGTACCGCCCTGTCAAGCGCGAATGCGCATCGCCCTCCGCGTCGCGAACCCATGGCACCTCGCCCGCCAGGTTCACGATCTCGGACTGCATCCGCCACAGCAGATCCCGCCGGGCGCGATACGTGTCCCGGCCCACGAATCGCCCGCCCTCCGCTCGCTCGATGTCGAACAGGTGTAGGAGCGTGTAGCCCCGCGTGCGCACCGCCCGGATCGACCGCTCCGTCCACGCCTCGAGCTCGCCGATTAGCACCGAATTGGACCAGCCCAGGCGCGCCCCCATGAGCGAGCGCCCGGGTCCGGCCCCTAAATTTGCACCACCGCGCGATAGCAGCCCCGCACAGCGGCCCTGAGCGTCCAAGCGCACGCGGACGACGACCCCGTCGAGCTTCGGCTGCACGGCCCAGCGGGGCCCCAGACGCGCGGTCGCCTCGAGCGTGGTTCGCCCCCTGGCGCCGCCCGGGATCACGACTCCGGCCCCGTGCGCCTGGCCTCAAGCAGGTCCCCGAGCACCCGCTCGGCCTGGCGGAGGGCCGTCATCGTGCGCGCGTATCGGCCACCGACCGGGCCGCCAAGCTCCGCGATTCTCCGCACCTGCCGCCGAAGCCTTTCGCAGCGAGCCTCGGCCTCATGCAGCGTGATCGGGTGCTTCCGGGGGCGGGGCATCAGGACCTCCAAGTTTCACGGGGCAGGCCCCGGCGCAACCGGGTGCAAAACGACCGATTACTACCTGATTCGCGTGCAATTTCCCGGGGTTTCATAGAAAACAGCGCGGCGTGGCG